GCTTGTAGAATAGGTATGCCCTTGCACAAGGCAAGTTCACAACTACCAACCAGACCCATCATCGGGCGCACCAGTGGTGGTTCATTCCAGTGCTTTGTGCCACAGCAGGCGTGTGATAAAACCTTCCGCCAATCACGAACAAAGAGGTAATCATGTCCGTCAAATACGATCTTACTCTGGCAGAATATCACATCATAGATCTCACGAGCCACATTCTCAATCTTGAGCTCTTGTCCATATTCCAAGAATTTTTGTTGCAGTTGCTCACTAACTGTAACAAAGTCTTCCTCTTCAACCAACACCAGACAATCGTCTCCGTCATCTAGCAACTGATAGTGTTTTATGCGCATAGATCTCATCGCAGCCCTCGCCATAATGACCATCAAAAGACAGTTGCCGAGGGCGGTATTTATGTCTCCTGACATGCGACCACCTTCGACCTCATATTTAACACCCCCTTTTGTCCTACACCGATTTCGAGCTTGCCATGATAGCAAACGGTCAAACTCTGGGTGTTGTGGGAGTAACATCTTGTAAAAAGCATGTTCCACACCAAGAACCTCGGGTGAAACGTGCTTATCCCATCTTGAACAATCGATGGAGAAACAAACTGGGTTGTTAAACATTGAGAACTTATGGACAAGGGTCGCCGCGCGTTGTCGCTGATTCATACCTTTGGCCACGGCCCTAACTCCGTGTCGGTCACACAAGTTATAAATAATGTGCTCTACTGGTCTAAGATATTTACATAACACAAAATTATAACGTGGTGACCGTGCCTGGATCATGCGTGGGTCAGGATTAATCTTAGCCATCGGGTCGAATTTCTCGGCCTTCACAAAAGACTGTATCCTGGCATCTGAGCTGCAGAGTGGGCTCACAAGTAGAGAGTTGTAAGCTTCTTCATACCTGCGATGTCGCGCACCTGTGAACGATTCCAGAACTTGTTCATTCGTCCACATGTCCAAATGGCCGTATGGTGCTGCCATTTTACGCGCCTCTCTCCTTAGCTCAGCAATCCCAGCACGAGTTGGTAATGGGACTACACCTAGTACACGATTAACCGCGCTCACAATTTCATTGCAAACACAGGCGGAGTGCACAAAGCATGTCCACAATCCAGGTACCGGTGGTACTAGGCGAATAAGATGTCTGGTGCTATTATGCTCCCAACTATCCGGGGGGCGGAGCTTCCCGTGGTGTGCAGCCACCTCCTGAAGTGGTTTCGGATAGGCGCACACCGCTGGAACCCGGACGGGGCCCCTCTAATCGACCCTCTCAATGCTGACGTCATCCTTGAAGACGCCAGCACCCCATAGTGGTCCGCAGGAGAATGCTCTACTGCACCACAGTCGCGCTTTGGGCGCGAATTCGACTACCGCCAAACCCAGCGTCGCAGCGGTTGCAAGTCCAAGCCAGGCGCCTCCTGACACCCTCGCTCCTCGGACGATCTTAGTGCAACCGTACGCCGCCATAACTCCAGCGCCTGCCCACAGGCCCCACCCGACACGCCCACGATTGTCGACCATACTAGTGGCGGCATCGTTTGCTGTGCGGATACTAGCCATGCAGGTTGGTGAACCATACACCTGCCAGAGCCGCTTTTCATCGCGGTCTGGTAGCATAGCG